GTACTCAGTAAAACTGAGTACATGCACTTAAAAGGTCTTTGACCTGCCTTGTAGGCACCCTACCTGCAAGGTTTCTGTAAGAAAACCCTTTCGTTGTCTTTATGATACTGTGTGATATTTTGCACTAACCCCGTGTCGTAGAACAACGACATGGCACTAACCCAAGATATTACACACTTATTATTTTAGATAGTGTAAGGCTTTTTCTGATATGAATGGGCACCCATGGATTACTTGGTAAAAATCCATGAGGATGATTTTGTGATACCATCCACTTTTGCGCGATGTTAGGACATTGTCCCGAAGGTTTAGAACGCTTGCGTTCTTATAAATCCGAAACTACCTCGCACCACGCAGATAAATCTGTTAAGATACCGCAATCCCGCGTGTATTAACTCCCCACTTCGAACACCTGTTCGTCGGAATGAATTTTATTTGAAGCTTTTTGAATTTTTAGAACTATTATTGAGTTATCATTTCTGTACCTTTTCCAATCTGATTCGTCTTCTATCATGATTATAAGTACCTCGTCACCCGTAGGGAAATCATGCTATATAGGACACCGACTCGTGTAGAGTCACAAGTCCCCAGGTTCGCCACATGTTAGAATACCGTAGGCATTGGTCGTATTTCATATTTTATGTGATGATTCGATCAGAGAAGATTAGATATAGAGTGAGTTCGTTGTCTGGAGGTCCTAGCCAAAGGACGGGTCTGTAATGAGTAGGCAATTTAGCCGTGCTACGCGTCCTCTTTGGCACAACTCTCTTAAGAACCCTAGAATGAAAATTAGTGAATTTAACTAGATACCAGGTTACGGTCAACCCATACCCCATTATCAACACATTTTCGGCTGTGTAGGAACCCCACCAGCCACCAATTTTAAATTAGCGGAATGTCAACAAATCAATCGTACCGATACCGCGTTACTCATAGTCTCTCGCAAGAGAGTGCGCAGGAGTGCATTAACTCCAATTTCTCCCGTTTTATTTCAAGCACTGAATCGACATTTGAATGCCATGATTTTGAAGCATTGGCACACCATGTCCATCGTCATCTCGAATTTTCTGATCATATTGATTCGCATTTGTTTAAGAATGATCCAAGTTATGATGATATTAGAGCACCATTTTGCTCAGATGTCAGTGATGTACAATTTTTACAGTATAAAAAGAAAGAAAAATTAGTTTATATTATTTTAGATTCTCCTTTTGAAAACGAACCATTATGTTTTGTTGTTCGTGATTTACACCATTTATTTTATTTACTTGATGAATATTGCAAAACCTCCGATTATGTTTGTACAGTCGGAGATAAAAATGAGATTTTGTATGATTTGCCTTATTATTGTCGTGTTTTTAATCGGCATATTTATTACTGTGGTGATGTTGAATGTTTAAATGTCACCATCCAGTTTAACGGAGAAGACGCCCGTGATGGAGGAATCCCTTCATTGTTGCGCTGCGCCCGAAGGTCGCATTTTTCTGCCAACCTTCAAGCAGGGACAGGTTTGCTCCTGCCCCAAATTATGAATGATGCATCTCTTCAGAGTGAACTCGAAGAGGCGTGTCTTCTAGTGACCGCCTTAGTTTCAAGCACCAGCTGGATATCGAGATCATCAATCTTGATGTTAGCCCTCAAGCGTGTCACACCCGTTTTGTCCATTTCAACTCTCACAGAAATTGTTGATTTTTTTGGTTGCATATTTTCATCGGTTACGATGCAAAGTGGTGTTGAACCACCACAAGAATCTGATGGTATGTTTTCCGACAAAGCCAGTTCTTTTTGGAAGAAGATTGCGAAGTCCGAATTTGCACAAGGTCTTGGAAAGATTATTGTCGCCTTGTTATCCATTGTGAAATATGGTGTCAAAGGCAATTTTAGTTATTTCTTGTCCTCTATTGCACGTTCAGGTGCTGATGCTATATTTTCTTCTGGGGATTGCATTTTGGGTTTGCTGACTGCCATGGAAATCGTCGCAACTAAGTGTGCACAATTTTATGCAACAGGGAGCTGGGACACATTTTTCCACAGTGAGACTACGTATGCTCTTTTTGAAGAGCGGTACCAAAAAGTCAAGGTGGATTATGTTAAGATGCGTCGCCGAGCCCCTGAAGTCAACAAACACGATGTTCTTAAGGAGATTCGCAGTCTCTTAGTTGAGGCCAATTCTATGGTCACAGCAGTTCGTAGATTACAAATTAAAGATCGTGCTACTCTAGATCTATTTACAATCATTATTGATTTGGAGAACATGAATAACGAATTGTCAGTGAAAATTGATGCGCAGAAGCCTCGTGAAACTCCATTGGCTTTTATAGTCTGTGGACAGTCAAGTGTGGGTAAAACTTACGTGATGAACATGATGCACGTCCACAAAGAACGTGTCCGTGGTCGGAAAGAAGTTTCTTTGGAAGATATCTATGTGAGAAATCCAGAGGATGCTTATTGGACAAACCACGATTCCACAAAGAGCACAATCATAGTTGACGATGCTGCAAACACACGCCCGACTAGAGTTCAAGGTGTTGACAAAACCATGAACGAAGTCATCTTCATATGTAATTGTATCCAAGCTATGCCACCATATGCAGATTTGGCCGATAAAGGGAAAAACCCACTCAATAACGATTTGGTTATGTTTTCGACTAACGTTGAAGATCTCAACATGCCAGTGTATTTTGAGTGTCCCTTGGCTATTGCGCGTCGTTTGCCATACAAGATCGAGATATCTGTGAAGCACAAGTATCGAAAACCAGGAACACAAATGTTGGATTCATCACGCGTCCCAAATGAGCCATTCCCTGATGTGTGGGATTTCAGGATCACAAAGTGTGTTGTTCGCCCTGGTGACGAAGACAAAATGAAACAAAGTTTTGAATACATACCAGTTGATCCAGAACAGCCGATTTTTGGTATGACCACATTTTTGCATTGGTACACGAGCACTATCCGCGAACACTTTGCTGGGCAACAGAAGATGCTATCATCTGTTGATTCATTGTCAGGTTGTTCATATTGCGATGTGTGCTTTCAGCCACACGGTCATTGCGTGTGCATGCCAGTGTACGAACAAGGTCTCATCACTTCTATTGCTGTTAGTGTTTCAGTTAACATTGTCTCCAGTGTTGTTATTGCGTTCTTTATCGCCGCCTTCAAACACATTTTGATACGCTCAGTTTTTCGCTTCGCAAGGAAGGCCGTAACTGAGGGAGTGCATAAGACAGCTGTTGGCACGATCGTCGATGTGAAGGATTCTGTGAATATGAGGATGCGACGACTCGGTGAAGCCATTCGTGAACAGCACGGGATCAGTAAAGAAAAATTGGTCCTTATAGCTGTTATAACGTCTGGAATCACAGGTTGGGTTTTGTTGAGGAAAATGACCCATCAACAAATGGGAACTCGACCAGAAAGCAAAGGTGAACGTGAAAGTTGTTGGAAGAAAGACAATTATGTTTTATCAACATTCGACATTCCAAGGCAAACCAGCTCACTTAGACATTGCCCTATTGATGATCAGATTAAATTCGTCACGAAACGATTAGCCCATGTCAAGGCGCGGATAGGTAAAACAGATCGCGCAATTTCATCGAACATGTTATGTGTTCGAGGAAATTTGTACATCGGCTGCATGCACACAGTTCCTCTGAGCGAGGAGCAACTTTTGAAGTTCACCTGGGCTGAGCATGATGGAAGAGGCTTGACAATGAATCATGAAGCCATGATCTCTTCGCACAAGCGTAAGGAGATTATGACTGATCTTGCTCTCTATAATGTTGATGATGCGCAACCAAGAACATCATGTGAAGAGATTTTCATGCCGCGTGCATTCGCGAGCAAATCTTACGACGGTGTGCTTCTAACTAGGAATTCTGATGGATCTGAGAAGAGGAATTTCGTTTATGGATGTGTTTTGGAACCCTGCACTTACGATGGAATCACGTACGAAGCGTGGCGTCCTGCGCGTTGTGATCAAAAGACTGAAGAGGGTGACTGTGGTAGTGTCTTACTATTGTTCACACAGAGTGGTCCTATGATTGCCGGTTTTCACAGGTTATTGTTTTCAAATGTCTTTAGTTATCATGTGGCTATCACTTCATGTTTCCGTGAGACATTGGGAGACTTGTCTGGTACTGTTGCCGCAGGAGTTTTCGCAATACCACAAAATACAAAATCCAGGTACGGAGAACTTGAATCTTTGGATTCACACTCGCACGTGTTGTATCTTGAAGAAGGTCGTGCTGACGTTTTTGGTTCGTTCAGAACATGGCGCTCAGAACCAAGATCCAAGATGCGTAAGACAGTTTTTTATGACGATTGGAAGCATCTCGGTATTGAACTTGACCTTGCACCAGCTGTGATGAAGGGCTGGGAACCGGATCAACGCAACCTGAAGAAACTCGTGACGAACAACATCAAGGCTAATGAGATAATTCTTGATGCCTGTGCTGATGCGCTAGTTCGTCATTGGGAGCCTGCGCTCCCCATGGCTCGAGAGGAAATTGCTATTTACGACATTAAAACAGCCTTGAATGGTATACCTGGTTTGCGCTTTGTTGATCGCATGAACTTTTCATCTAGTGCTGGTTTTCCATATTGTCGTTCGAAGAAGGAATTCATAGTTGCGCGACCGACTGAAGATGATCCACATAATGTTGAAGCAACGAATGAAATTTTGCAAGAAGTTGAAACCATTTTAGAAGCATATAAGCAAAATTTCATGAGCCATCCCGTGTTCCAATATGCGAAGAAGGACGAGATGCGCCCAAGCAAAAAAGTTTTTGATAAAAACACGCGAGGCATTTATGGAGGCCCATTTGCATTCACCATTGTGATGCGACAATTGACGTTATCAATGACACGTATAATGCAGTTGAACCCAGATATTTTTAATTTATGTGTCGGGATGGAAGCTCAGACCGCACAGTGGGACGAACTGCTCATGCGTCTCAAGCGCAGAGGATACTCCAAATGGATTGCAATTGATTTCACTGGATTTGACACATCATACTTGACTAAGGTGATGAAGACAGCTTTCAGAGCTGTTAGAACTTTCATGAGTCAAGCGGGAGCGACAGAACAACACTTGAATTACTTCGAATGTATGTCGTATGATGTCACGTATTACATGGTCAATTTCATGGGTACGTTGATGCAGATGTGCGGAAAGAACCCTTCGGGGCATGCTTGGACGGTGATCATCAACAGTATTGTGAATGAGATTTACATGATGTACGCGTTTGTCATTTTGCATCCTGATTTTGTTGAAGGTGCTGGTTATGAAAATTACTACAATATTGCTATCCAGTTCCATGACAAGGTGGTTTTGGCGACATATGGTGATGACAACTTCCAGAGTGTAAGTGATGATGTCCCTTGGTATAATCACACTGCAATCCGTGATGCCATGAAAGTTTTTGGTGTTACTGTTACAATGGCCGATAAAACAGCAGAATCGAGACCATACATCAGTGAGGATGAGGTCACTTTCTTGAAGCGAAGATTCTCTTTCGAACCCGAGTTTGGAAAGCATGTTGCACCACTCGAACCTGAATCAATTTACAAATCACTTTGCTGGAATAGAGAATCGGATATTGACACGCCAGAAGAGGTTTTGGCATCTTGTGTTATGTCTGCAACGTATGAATGGGCGTGGCATGGACGCGAGCGTTACGATGCTGAAATGAAGGTGCTTCATGGTTTGTGTGATAAACATGGCATCAAATATACTCGTTTCCCATTTGATTACTTCGTTGAACAATTCAAGCTGAATTCAGAGGCTTTTTACGAAGATATGCGGAAACGAGGGAAAAGAGTAGGTGCCCTCCAGGGTGCTGATTGTGAGTGGGACGAGTTTGCTGTACAATGGTGTGCACCGCAGGCTCAGGACATGTCCTTGCTCCATGCATTTTATTTGAGAGTGTTCGTGAATAGTCTCTCAATGATGCAAATCGTGTATGTCCTATATCGTTACACGTCCCGGTGGACGCGTGACACAATGACGCGTATTGCAATTTTCAGTATTATTTTCAATGTTTTCATACGGATTTTACCATTTATTTGCTATTTTCTAGATCCGATGATTGCAATCGCATTGTGGCGTTCGCTATCGTCACGGAACCTTCACCGGTTCTAAACCAAAGGCGGCCTCGCCCAGCGATCTTTCATCACATCCCTCGCGTGATGATTGCCTGGGCGAGTTAGGGGCTCCCTATTTAGGGAGAGCGGAGAACCTACCGCAGAGGGGTGACCCACCCGGGTCGAGGCGACTTAAATAAGTGTATAGTCGTGGGTAAAAATCACTTGCTAACAACACAGAAAGTGCAGGGACGGATACTGCTGCCGAAACAAAACGTATCCACATGTCAACAGATCATGACTTCTTAACCTCACAAACAGTTACTTTCGCTGATGCGAATGCAGGAGAAGCTATTGATTTCGGGAGACCACCAACGGACGTCATCGTAGATCAGACGATGGCAGATCTTGGTGGTTTCTTGGAGCGCCCGACGCTCATTAAGACGATCACGTGGACAGAGTCTGCTTTTGCGGATCAGACTTTTGACCCTTGGACGTTATTCCTCAGTAATGCATATATAAAGAACAAACTTCAGAATTTTGCATATCTGAGAGGGAATTTGAAGATAAAGGTAGTTATGAATGCTGCACCATTTTATTATGGGGCACTATTATTTTCGTACCTTCCGCTACAAAACCAGGCCATTTCACTTGGAGTAACATCAAAGAGATTAATTCCATTATCGCAGCGGCCACATATGTGGGTCTTCCCTCAGACTGGAACTGCTGGCGAAATGAAGTTGCCCTTTATTTGGCAAGCTAATTATATTGATTTGACTTCAGCTGCCATTGTTGCACAACTTGGACAATTTACTGTTACACAATATTCCATTTTGCGTAGTGCGAATGGGGCAACATCCAATGGTGTAACCCTTCAGGTATATGCATGGATGGAAGACCATCACCTTGTCGGACCGACCTACGTTGCTGCCCTGCAGGGAGGGGACGATGAGTACGGAAATGGTCCAGTTTCAGCACCTGCATCCGCTGTTGCACATTGGGCGACGTATTTGCATAATGTGCCTATCATTGGCAGCTTTGCGAAGGCGACGACCATTGGTGCTAGTGCTGTCTCTAAGATTGCAACAATATTTGGGTGGACCAATGTACCAGTCATTGATAATGTGCGTCCTTTGAAAAATGTTCCATTCCATGACATTGCTTCTGCTCATATTTCTGAACCCACAGCGAAGTTCACATTGGATCCCAAAGCTGAACTGTCAGTGGATCCTTTGATTGTCGGTGGGACTAGTGAGGATGAACTTGCAGTTTCTTCATTGGTGCAGCGTGAGTCATATTTAGCATCAGCCAGTTGGCCAACCACAGATTCTCCAGGCACTCAATATTTTTCAATTTTGGTTTATCCACAATTGCTTGATGTTTCAGGAGCATCACCTGGAAATTCTGTTGGCATTTATCAGACTCCACTGGCCTGGATGTGCCCACTTTTCAAATCATGGAGAGGAGATATTATTTTCAGATTCAAAATCATTGCGAGCAAGTTCCATCAAGGTCGGCTTCGGATCTCCTGGGATCCAGTCGGCACTCAATCTACATCATCTGATACTTCAAACATTGTCTACACCAAAATTGTTGACATTTCTGAATGTGATGAAGTTGAGTTTCGTGTGCCTTACTTGCAACCTCTTCCATGGTCTAATCTCTCGAAGGGTTTATCATCAGTGACCGCAATAAATTTTAACACCAACAATGCTACGTCGGTGGTCGCTACGAAGAATGTTCATAATGGTGTTTTATCTGTTCGGTGTTTGACGAATTTGTCAGCTCCAGTAGATGTTGCGCCTGTTGATATTCTTCTCTTCGTGAGAGGTGCAGAAAATTTGGAATTTGCCAATCCAACCCAGTTGAACGAGTACGCTGGAGCATCGCACATTGCGATGCAAAGCGGAAATGAGTCTTGGGATTCACCTGTGAAGCCCTCTGCCGTCCCTGATGAGCGGTATTTGGTTAATTACGGTGAGGCTATCCCGTCCTTACGTATCTTGATGCGTAGATCGTGCCATGTCGATACTATCCCTTTTGGGTATCAAGTAAAGACATCTGGTGCTGATCATAGCGCAGATAAAGGTGGATCATTATTTTTGTTCAAGCCCCGGTTTCCATTACCACCAGGATATGATTCACAGGGTATGTTTAGGGCGAAGGGTGTCGAAGCTACCACAACCACATTTCAATTCAACTATGCTAAGATGTCCACTCTTGAGTGGATTTCGTGTGCTTTTGTTGCGTGTCGTGGTGCGGTGCGTTGGCACTACAATTTTAATTGTCCTGCACAGCTTTTACAAGATGTGTCAGTGCGTAGATTGACGGATACGGTGATTGGATCGCCTTATTATCCTCAGTATTCAACAACAAGACTTCCCACAGATTCATTCAGTGTATCTGGACGCAAATTGAATACTTTACTGTACCAAGGAAATGCAGGAGCGGGAGTTGTTGTTAACAATCTTCAAACACAGACTGGTATTTCATTCGAATTGCCGATGATGACCAACTCACGTTTTATTGTTCCAAATCCTGGTCAGTGGAATACGCCAGCTGGAGATTACAGTCTGTACTCAGATGTTTATTTGGTGTCAGCCGAAGTGAAACCAGAATCTTATGGTGCTACCGCACTACAGAATTTGACAGTTTCTCGATACGCTAGCGCGGGTACAGACTATACAGTGTGTTTCTTCCTTAATGTGCCACCGTTGTTTTACAATGGCAATGCAGGCACTGTGCCAGACACAACTGATCAGTTGTAAGAAACACAAAAATGTTCTTTCAGGACAGCTTCGATTTTATCGTGTAAGACTTTCTGCGTGTGTAAGACGCGCAAACCAATCCACTCTCATACTACGGTGAGAGTAGTGGACATTCATATTACAAATATTTGTACTGCATGTCCACTTTGGATGTGTAGAGAAGCCCCACTGCCATAGAGCAGGGATACTATGACTTCTCCTTGACCGGTCCCTTAAATCCGGTTATTGCG